ACTCTATAGACTCCAGAATCAAGGAATTGCATATGACATCTCCTTTTCTTAATTGATTCAGAAAAAGGCGTATTTTCTTAAGGTATTAAAAGCTCCTCCTGCTTAGGGCATTTCCTTCTTAGGTAATGGGGTAAGCGAGGTGAGCTTTAGGGTGGGTAGCAGTGGCGCAACGCGACAAGATATAACTAAGAGTCCTTTAAAAGTATAACTAAGGTCGTCTCTTCGTTAGAATAGCAATAGCATTGATACACGAATGTACCAATGCTACGCTTACATACTACTTCGCTCCCACATGAGGCTCTCTGCTGAAGGAAGGAAGCTCCAGGTGCTTTCTTAAGTTATCAACAACATCCAGAGCTCTTGGAAAGGTCATAGACTTATCACGAAGAGCAAGATCAAGGCGCAAGATAGTTATATGTAGCTCTCTCCATTTCCTATCTTCTTCTTGTGCTTTTAACTGCTCCAAATCCGTGGTTATTTCAGCTTTTGATTTCATTATCTTATCTCCTTTATATTCTGTCATTAAATGGCCCAAAAAGAATAGCCTTAGCACTGGCACACGAATGCACCAATGCTAAGCTTGCACGCTATTCTTAAGAAACGTCCTCATCCCAAGGCACGAGCAACTCTGGCGAGAATCTCTTCCAACCGCCTCTTAACCAAGCTTTACGTACATTCTTTACAGAACCATTTCTACGCTTGTAATCTTCACGATACCTAAGGTAAGCTTTATACGGTTTGTTTGATAGTATCATTTTGTACCCTTTGAGTTTAGTCATTATCTTATCTCCTTCTTAACGATTAATTAATCTACTCGGAAACTTCTGAGAATTGTTATTAGCTCATGTGGGAATTGCAACCACAAAATCTATTCTAATTAAGTTTGTTCTTCCTCTTGTTGGGATTTCAACCGTACTATTAATTTCCAAGCTGTACATAACATCATCAAATAGATTTAACACATCTCAAGTTTGAGCTAATAGTAATTCATAAAAAGGCGTATTTGTCTTCGGAGTTTGTATTTACAACCGTAACAGAAAGAAGAGAATACCCGAAGGTACTCTCTTCTAACGTGTGGATTAACGGAGGTATTATCCCTTGGCAACCTTACGGATGACTGAGGCCGTTCCACTAACGATGGATGGTATTCCACCCCACACTCTACCAGTGACCTCGAAGGCCTGGGTAGTGTACTTACCTGCAGTGGCTGGTACTCTACGAAGAGCCTTGCGGGCCTCAGCAGTGTTAAAAGTGAAGGAATCTGGTGTACGATTGATGTACTTCATGACGTTCTCCTTTTAGTTAACTAAAGTGAGCTACTAACCTAAGTAACTCATACAATGGTTCTTAGATTTCAACGTAGTTGGTAACTCGAAACCTAACCCGAAGGGGGTACGGTTTCCTATATACCTCACACCCGCAGTGTAAATCCATTTTTGGAACTTCATCACTCTCATGTTAGTAAATAATTCTGTAGTTACGTAGATTATGTAGCAAGAATATGGGTGATAAGCTAGTATACGAAGTTTTTAACATGGTAACAGGTGAATGGGAGGAATCTGTACCTGAGCAAGAGGTTATGGAGGCATTAGATACCTATCTTGTTGATTACGAAGTGTATCAAGCTGAGAGAGAGATCATTAGCGAGATAATTAGACAGAGGAAAGAGTCACTAGCAAAAGAAAGAGATTAGTAGTACAATACTTAGTATTGTATATATAAAGGTGTTAGTGTACTACTATATACATTACTTAAGAGTACTTATTAATCCACACTCTCATGCCGCTACCTAACGTGTGTCCCGAGTGTGATAAGCCCTTGAAACCTGATGAGGTCTACATGTGCCAGCATTGCCTCGATCAGCAGTTGGCAGATAGTGTATATGACGAAAGGGATAGGTCAGCAGTACTGGGAGAGGACTAATGGACAAGATTTCTAGAAGAATTAATGGAAAAGTTAAAGAATACCCTGTATATACCACCGACGAGGCGAAACAAGACTATGTTCACTGGAAATTGGCTGAAGTGGGAGACTGGGCAAGTACAGATGACGGGTATGTGGCCGAATGTGTCTCCAGAAAAGAGTATACAGACTCCAAAGGTCGGGTAAAAACCCTTGTGAAGCTTACATGCGGGGTACAATGGGTTACGAATACCTCGAATCTTCTCTATGAGAGGAATAGGGACGCTAATATCTATTCTATGGTTAAGCCGAAGTCGTGGCAGGATCGTGAAGCTAAGAAAAGCCGCACAAAGAACGCTGTTACGTCCTATGTCACGCAGGTGGTGAACGGGCAAAAGCCCGATTGGGATCAGATAGGGAAGATATACAGGCCAGACCAGAAGAACCCCCCAGCTACCGTCAGAAGATTGTTCAAACAGGAGGTAATTAGAAATATGATCGAAGAAAAGCTAAAGGAAGTACTGATATCCAAGGGTATAGATAAGGGATTTGTACTGGATACCATACTTGATGCAATTGAAATAGCCAAAAACAAACAGGATGTCTCCAATATCCTTCGTGCTGCCGAAAACTTTATTGATCTCCTGGAAATGAGACCGAACAAGAAGATAACTACAGATACCCTGCAGATTGACATGACCAATCAGATCCTCGATCAGGTAGAAACCGAGGAAAAGAAGCTGGTTGCGAGCAGGAAGACAGAAAGCATTGATGAAATTCCAGTTTGAGGGGAGGGAGGATGATAAGATAAATCATCCAGATCATTACAATCAGGGTATTGAAGTTACTGATTTTGTCTCCTCTTGGAAGATGGACTGGTTTCGTGGTAATATCATCAAATATATTGTACGTGCTCCGTATAAGGGAGTCTATCTGGAAGACCTGAAGAAAGCTTTATGGTACTTAACAGATCTTATTAGAAGAATTGAATGCAAGCTTATAGATGTAAAGGAGGTGGAAAAGCATGTTCGTAAAGTGTCCTAAAATTGATTTAAAGCGGTGCGCTTTCGCGGGTTATAAAAAGAATGAGATCCGATGTGGCCTTGTGACGGGGCCGTCAGAGGCAACAAAAGTTCATAACTTGCCGAAATGTACCAAAGATATGTCAAAATCAGAGGTTAAGAAGTATGTCAAAGGATTTACGCCTAGAATCAGTTAGAAGTAAGCTTGCCAAGGAAATTATCCTATTTGGCAAGATATGCCTTCCATCCATGTTTTCTTCGCAATCTCCTGAGTTTCACTATGAGATTGCCTATAAGCTGGAGGATAGGAGTATCAATAAGCTAAATATCATTGCTCCTAGGGGACATGCAAAGTCATCTCTTGTGGCGTGTGTGTTTCCTCTTTGGCATCTCCTTACTGATCCAGGCCCTAAGTTCGTTGTATTGTCCTCCAAGACTGAAGGCCATGCTGTAAGACTTCTCCAGACCATAAAAAATGCCCTAGAGTACAGTATGGAGCTACGTGGAGTCTATGGGTACTGGGGTCAGCACTCGGCAAGGAGCTGGTCTAGGACTGAGATAGTTCTCAGGGATGATACCATGATTATGTGCCGTGGCACAGGACAGCAGGTGGTTGGACTGAAACATGGCAATCAGAGGCCAACTCTAGTTGTTTTGGATGACCCAGAAGACATGAATAACACAAAAACATCCGAGGCAATGGAATTTAATCTCAGATGGCTCTTGCAATCCCTGGTTCCAGCTCTTGACGCACAAAGAGGACGTATAGCGGTTATTGGGACTCCCCAGCACCAAAGGTGCATGGTAGAAACACTTATGATTACAGATGGATGGGATGGGAGCAGATATAAGGCATTACAGGAGGACGGGACAGCATTATGGCCTGAAATGTGGTCAGAGGAAAAATTATTAGCTGAAAAGAAGTCCCTAGACTCAATTGGCAGGGTATCGTCATTTTATCGTGAATATCAGTGCGAAATTATTGGTGATGAGGATCAGATGTTCAAAGAGTCCTATATCCAGCATTATGAAGGAAATCTAAAGTGGGTAGACGATGAACCGCACATGGAATTTGAATCAGGGCGATATGAGCCAGTTAATGTCTTTATGGGCGTTGATCCAGCAAGTTCCGTGAAAAAGCATGCTGATTTCTCTACAATAGTGGCGGTGGCGGTAGATAGGAAGAATAATAAGTATGTTCTTCCTTACTTCAGAAAGAGATCTACTCCTATGGCCTTGGCTGATAGTATCATAGAGTATTTCAAAAAATACAAGCCAGCAAAAACTCGGATAGAATCTGTTGGGTATCAGGAAATGCTAAGAGAATATCTTCGCGTAAGGGCCGATGAAGAGGGTTTATTCATACCAGGCCTGGAAATTAAGGAGAGTCCGAGAACCAGAAAGTCTTCACGACTGGAGACCATGCAGCCTTGGTTTGCCCAGAAAAAGATCTACCTCCTAGAGAACATGCCCGAACTGGAAGATGAGCTACTTATGTTCCCCAGAGGCAAGCATGATGACCTTTTAGATGGGTTATATTATGCTACAAAGAATAATTATATACCTCATCACGGTAAAATAGAGCAAAAAGACCATCACTCCCCGACAAGCTACAAAAAAAGCTCTGTGGACTGGATGATTTCATGAAACTTTAGGGGTAAATTTGCCTTTAGGTAATATAGTATTATACTATGGCAAGTAAGCACCCAGAAGTCAAAGCCTCCGAAGAGCTCCTACAGGAGTATTCTTCTGTTCGCTCAAAATGGGCTCGAACCGCTACCGAAGACAACGAATTTAGAAACGGACTACAGTGGACAAAGGCACAGATTGACGCACTTAGATCTAGGGCGCAAGAGCCTTTAGTAGTTAATGTAGTATATCCAGCGGTTGAGCAGGCGAAAGCTATGCTAACCGCGAATGCTCCTAGGTTCCAATCAACAGGAAGAGAGGGAAGTGACGTTAAAACGGGTGCTTTAATGTCTGATCTGATGAGCTGGATATGGGATCATTCGACAGCAAATAACGAACTAAAGGAAGCAATTGATGATTATTATGTAAAGGGGATGGGATGCCTAATGGTTTATCACGATCCTACCGCTGATTATGGAAAAGGCGAGGTTATGATAAAAGCTGTTGACCCATTACATCTGTACATATGTCCGTCTACGACAGATCCCTTCTCCAAGGATGCCTCAAGTATTATCTTTTCTAAGAAATACTCTCAGGCGCAGCTTATTGAGATGTATTCTGACATGGAAGATACTATCAGGAGTGCAAAGGAAAGTTCTTTTGCTCCCAGTATTGAGTCTGTTCGTCACGGATTGCACGATCAAATAGTTACCCAAGAAGATATAGAATCACATCGAGTTGGGAATAAGGACGAAAGGTTGCTAGAAATAATTGAGCGTTATACAAAAGTTAAGGTTATGCACTATAGAACCTTTGACCCGCAGCTTAATGACGAAAAAATATTGTCTGAAGAAGAGTATGCCCAGTATTCCATGCAGGAAGCATTTAAAATCTTTAACAAGAAGGAACAGCGGGTCATTACAGACCAGACAGAAGTAAAGAAGTACAAAACAATCCAAAAGGAATTTGGAGATACCTTTCATTTAGTCCAGAGTCCCCTTACTCAAGAGCTTCATATGATGCGAGGCGAGGAGGGACTAGAGGAAACTGTTGTAAAAGACAGCACCACCGTTCTTCAGCAATATACTTTCGCTGACCTTATTAAGACTGGAGACATACTATCTAGCCAGTTTGAGCTAAATAGGATAAAACAGGTAGTTTCTATTGGTGGTGAACTGATGTTCATCAATCTTCTTCCGCTTGAGGATTACCCAATAGTCACTATGATGAACAATCATAACCGAAATCCTTATCCTATTAGCGATGTTACGATGGTTAAAGGACTTCAAGAGTATATAAATAAGATCAGATCACTTATTGTTGCTCATGCATCTTCCTCAACCAATGTAAAATTGCTTATTCCCAGGGGGTCGATGAACAAAAGGCAGTTGGAAGAGGAATGGGGAAGAGCGGGTACGGCTGTTATAGAGTTCGATCCAGAACTTGGCCAGCCAATTGTAGCTGGGCCAGTGCCGCTTCCAAATGAGTTGTACAAGAATGAGTCAGACGCAAAGGCTGACATAGAAAGAATTTTAGGTATTTATGCCTTAATGCAAGGAGATCCCTCCAATATGCCGCAAACATATAAGGGAACACTTGCAATTGACGAATATGGTC